GACGGCGGAATACCTCCGCACGGCATCCGTGTCCACGTCCGTCAGCACGATGCAACGGAACAGCCCGCAGAGCGTCAGCGCCTTTGCCTTCATGACCGATGCCACCGTGGGATCCTGCGACCATCCGGGTGCGGCGAGGACACCGGGAACCATGGAGAAGAGCGTATAGATGGAGCTTGCCCATTCAAGCCCCTTGGTCTCGCCGGTCGCGAGGCTCACGCCGCCGATGATGTCATTCTTCGTGACCAAAGAAGCATCCAGCTTGTCATAGGAGAGGAAGAGCTGCGTGGCCCCTGCCAGCGCACCACCATCGATGATGGAAATCACCAGGATGCCGTCATCGTCATAAGCCGCCATGTAGTCCGTTCCCAGAACTGCAGGCACAGAAGCATGTGCTGCTCCCGCATCTGCCGGGGCTTCACCTGCATCAAAATCTGTCCCGTCACCACCGTCAAGGTCAGCCCCGTCACCGGAGACTTCCCCCTCGCCTGCTCCTACATCAACCGTCGCTTCTGCCACAGAGAATACCTTGAGTGACGAGAGAAGCACTGGATCTTTGACATGAAGCTCTCCATCCGTAACCGGCCTCGCCTCCGCATCAGCGACTGCCGTTTTATGCTTTGCGGGGTCAAGCACATTGACAAAAATGATAGGCTTCACGCCGTAGAGCTGAAACTCGGAGAACATCACTTCGGAAATCGTGAAGCTATCCCAGTCCGCGCTGTACCCGAATGCATCCACCGCCTCAGACCAGCTGTAGCAGATGACCGGCTTGTTGACGTTTTCTGCAGGGTTCTTCGTGAGATGCACTGGAGCCGTCCCCCATACCACGGGAAGCCCCGCAATGGTATTCACGGGAGGCAGTATGGAGGTTGGAACCTCTGTCGCCCGCACGCCATGGAAAAAAGCCATGGTTACTCGCCACCTTTCTTCTTTCTCGTCGCTTCAAGCGCACGCTGGTAGTAGATATTCCGAAGGGAACCCGTGCGCCCGATTTCCTTCCGCGCCTGATCCAGCCGTTCCGGCGGAACAAACAGATGCTTGAAGACGGGATCGCTTCGGTATTCTTGCGGGATGCCGTCCTCAAAGATCAGGAACGTGCTATGAAGCAAGGTCCCCTTGACGGGAGGTCCCACGTATAGAACTGTTGCGCTTCCCGCCTCCTGTTTCCCTATGGACTTATCGTCCTTTTTTTCTGTCTCGCTCATCTCTCTGCCTCCTCCACATGTTAAATCCTGCAACGTATTTGCCGTTTGACGGCTGCTCAAGGTATACCGCGAAATCCATGCGCCCCTCCCAAAAGGGGTAGGGCTGCTCGTCCGGCACATAGGTTTCCATGGGGCTGTCCCCCTCCAGCCGAATCTGGTACTTTTTCCGGACAGGATTCCCGGACAGCAAGCAGAATCGCAGGAATTCCAGCAGATGGTACAGGGATTCGCTACCGAATCGCGGGTCTTCGCCGTATGTCGTGACGAAAACGGCCATTCTTGCAATGCTGTGTTCTTTGCCATCTACTACCTGGACAGGCCGGACGGCGACAAAAGGACAGTTTTCTTTCATATCCGCCGCTTTTCTCCGTACCGGCAGGAATCCTGCATAGGCTTCATAGTTTTTTCCTGTTTCCTGCTCCATCTCGTCGTATTCCCGGAGCTTTTCCGTGAGGAAATCCGCGACGGTTCTCGCGCAGTCCAACGGTGTTTCCATCAGCCCATCAGCCTCCCAACTTCATGCCGCACCCGCTCCTCGTATTTCTGCATGGCAGCCTCGGCAATTTCCTCCTTGATTGCCTCGTTCCCGAACAGCTGCGGCACAGCGGGGCCGAAAATCCTCGCAATGGGAAGCCTTGGCCGCCCCTCGCGATGGAAATACGTATTGCTGTAGTCAAAGGAGCGCGGCACGATATCGCCAGAGCCTTTCCGGACAGAAACAAAAATCCCCTGCCTGCGCTTCTTCGCCTTGTAATGGTCTGCGCCCAGCCTTCTTCCGACGATGCGGAACACCGCGCCGCCCTGTGATCCATGGACACTTGTGGCGGATTTGATGGATGACGAGTCCACCGTGTATTCCTGCCGGACGAGCTTCGTCCCGATTTTCTTGGCGTGGGTCGCTGCCCGCTTCGCGGCCCTTGAGATAGCCGCATGGGCTTTCTCGCCGCCCAGTGCCTGAAGCTGTTGTTCTAATGCTCTTGCGCTCTCTCTGGAAACCTGGATCTCAATCATGGAATCACCCCGCGATATTGGCACGGAGCTCGATGGACAGCATGCCCATATGCTCCACACAGAAAGCCACATAATGGATTTCCCCGTCCAGGTCGAACCGCTCCCCCTCTGCCGGAACTTCCCCGACATCGGACTTCTTTGCATGGACTGTGACCGTTGCGCCATGGACAACCTCATAGCCTTCATAGTCCTTCCCCTGCTGGAAGCGCTCTCTTTTGGAAGGGCTTTCCACGATGCAGGCGCAGACTGTGCCATTCAAGTCGTGCTCATCGGCGAATTCATCCAGGTTGAGGAACACGGCATCCATGTCGGCGGCTACCATGTCTTTGAACGCACTCATTTCTTTTTCCCTTTGGGTTGCATATCAGCATCTGCATCAATAGCGGGCAGTTCACCCGCTTCGCCTGCTTCTGCCCCGCTGCCAGCATCTGCCGAGATTATGGTCGGTGCCTCATCCCTTGCAGGAATCTCCCCGCTATGGTAAAAATCGAAGTCACCGCCTGACCGCGCAACCATGCGCTTAGCATAGGCAGCATCCGCAATATCGATGACATCGCCCGCCATGAACAGCCTCCCGCCATGGGAAATGAAGCCCTTACGGATGATGATTTTTGCCATGACGGTCACCCCTTTGCTTTGATGAGCGCCCAGTCATCTGCCCATGCGGGAGCAAGCAGGAAACGGCTGTACATGGTAAGGGACATTTCCTGGCTGTTCTTGTCGCCGTTGTAATAGGGCACATACTGTCCGCTGTAGGTGTTGTAGCCCGTGAGGGAATCGTTGAGCAGTGTCACTGCCCCGTGGAGCTGGCGGCCACGGCCGGGCACAGCAATGATAACAGAATCCGGATCAAGGAACGGCTTTACCGTGCCGTCATCATCGGTATAGGTCTCTGCATAGCTGTAAATCTCAAGGTTCAACGATTGCAGAAGGCCAATGCGCCGCACCTGGGGACTGGTATAACGCGGTGCCAGGGAGAGCAAGGCAAGGTTTTCCCTGTTGGGTATGGACAGCCATTTCTCCATCGTACCGTTTTCGATAAGGTAGTCCTCAATGTTGGAACCACAGAGCATAAGGGTGGGAATCTGCCCTGTGCGCTCCTGGATGAGCTCGCTCATGTTCTTGATATCGTGGTAAATGTCGGCATTTGGATTATCCCAGGTGGTGGACGGCGTAAGCTTCTGATCCCATCCTTGGAATTCCACCGTATCGAGAAGAATGGTCTTGCCGTCATCGGCAAAGCCCTCGATATCACATTTTCCCGTGGTAAGAATATCTGCCGCCATCTTGTTCTTGCGGTTGATGATCATGTCACGAAGCTCCACCAGATCCCTTGCTTGCATTTCTGCCGCCCTTTGAGCAGGTGTCTTCGTGCTGTATACCGTCTCGCCAAAGGTGCGGTGCTCCAGATCTTCAGGAGCAATGACCCTGCGCGGAGCCACCATAGGCGGCGTATAGGTCTCAATCCATGAGGTTTCCCTCGCCATGTTGATGCCCTTCGAGCCTTTCACGACAAACGGCGCAAGCCGCCGCCCGCCCTTTCGGTACTCAATCATGATTTTCGATGTGACCGTCGTCGCAGGCATCTGCGGGAAAAAGGTATCCAGCAGGAAGCTGGCGGGAGGCTTGATGCGCTCCATGACTCCCATCAAGGAAATCGTATCGTTGTATTCAATCATCGGCATTTCGTGTCCCTCCTCAGCTCTTGAGCGTGGTGAAATAGATATTCCGCAGGCGCAGCTCATCCTCGTGAGCCTCCACGGAATCGCCTTCTGCCAGGACCATCTTCTCGCGGTGGAAGCGTCCGCTCAGATAGACAGTGCCCACAGCATCGGCTTCGGTTGCGTCCACGTCCCGCATCAGCACGAATTCGGCCGTCTTGCCCGTCGTTGTCTGCTCGCCTTTCTTCTCGGTGTCCCCCACCGCCGCAGTGGCATAGGAGATCAGCATCCCCCGCTTGTAGGCCTTGCCGGACTTCAGCTTGAGATTCCTGGTGAGCACGGGAATCTCCGGCCCCGCCAGAAGCTCGTCATAGCCCGTGGCGTTCTCAATGATTTCATGCATGGCCATTCAGTTCACCCCCATGATCTTGTTGGCAATATTCGCCACTTCCTCGATGTTCGAGGCCTTCTCTGCGGCTTCGTTCCTTGCCCCGCCCTGCGGCACGGGGAGCACGTCACCCGCTCCGGATTCTGCGTTATCCGTCAAGATTGCCTTGATAGCCGCAAGCATCTTCTCTTCGCCCGCCGTCTGTGCGGTGGGCTGTCCCTGCCCGATAGCGTCTACATAGGGCCTCACGCTTTCAGCAGTTGCCCCGTTCTTCTTTGCAGTTTCGATGATGGTATCTACGACGGGATTTCCGCTTTTCATGGCATCGAGAGCTGCCATGCGTTGGCGCTCCTCTGCAAGAATGGCTTCCCGTTCCTTTGCATGGTTCTGCACTGCCGGAACAACTGGCGATATCGGCGGCATGTCCGGCTGCGGATTTGCGCCCA